TTGATGACAGTTACACTATCACCAGCAGCAGAGAAGATTGCTGCGATTTCATCTGCGGTTCTTTCTTCCATAATTAGAAATAGATTTGTTTACAGTTTACCCTGCTTCGAGGGCTGTGACTTTTGCTGATAACTCTTTGATCGCATTTACAAGTATTGGAACAAGTCTTTCGTATTTCATTCCATAAGACATTCCATCATCTGTAAGATTTACAACTAAAGAATCCTCATTAGATGTTCCATAACCATTAGCTTTTTCTACTTCTAAAGCTTCCTGTGCCAAAAATCCAATATGTGTTTTAGTTCTTTTCTTAGATCCGTCTGGTGTACCAAAAGGTTCTGCTTCTGTTCCGTACCATGTTCTTCTATCCCATCTGTAGGTTACTGGTCTAAGTGCTTCTATCCAAGCTAAACCAATATTAAAACTTGTTACGTCAGTTTTATCTCTTGAATCTGAGCTAGAGATTGATGTGTCAGCACAGAATAAATTTGCTATATCATTATTACCTAAACAAACATTATTACTGCCTGTTGTTATACTTCCCGAAGGTGCAGCACTTGTTCCTGCATTATATCCAAGCATAAGATTATTTTGTCCTGTTGTTATACCTTGACCAGCAGTGCTAAGTGCAGTATTAATTGTTCCAGTTGTTACAGCACCTAAGGCATCTCTTCCAACAGCAGTGTTATTGTTTGCAGTTGTGCAAGCATCTAAGGCACTAGCACCTACAGCAGTGTTTTTCTCTCCAGTTGTGTTTGCTAGTAATGCACTTGCACCCACAGCAGTGTTGTTAGCTGCTGTTGTATTTTGATTTAAAGATAAATAACCAAGAGCAGTATTGTTTGATGCCGTACTATTGTTACTTAAAGATAAGTAACCAATCCCAGTATTATTTGAACCAGTAGTGTTTGTAGTTAAAGCACTGCTTCCTACTGCCGTATTGAAGCTTGCTGTAGAATTAGCATCTAAAGCAAATGCTCCCAGTGCTACATTTTGTGTGCCAGTTGTGTTTAACGATAAAGCACTGTCACCAACTGCTGTGTTAAAAGATGCATGTGTATTGCTAGTAAGAGCGTTAAAGCCCATAGCAGTATTTGAAGACCCAGTATTAGTGGATAAAGCACCTCTACCTACAGCAGAATTTTTTTCACCTGTTGTTACGGATGCAAGAGAAAACGCTCCAACGGCTGTGTTATATTGACCAGTTGTATTTGCTGTCAGAGAGTCGTAACCAACTGCCGTAATAGCTACTGCTGTAGTATTAGCATCTAAAGCGTTAGCACCTACGGCAGTGTTCTTTTCTCCAGTTGTGTTTACTGCCATTGAATTATTACCTACAGCCGTATTATCTGATGCTGTTGTATTACTTCCCAATGCACTTCCACCCACAGCTACGTTGGTCGATCCTGTAGTATTTGCGTCTAAAGCAACATCACCGACTGCTACATTACCAGCTCCTGTAGTATTTGCTGCTAAAGATGATCTACCTAAACCTGTGTTAAAACTTCCAGTTGTATTAGCTCCAAGAGCTATATATCCAACGGCTGTATTGTAATTTGCTGTTGTATTGGCATTTAGAGCAAAATAACCAAAAGCCTGGTTGTAATTTCCAGTAGTATTACTTGCTAAAGCCTGCCCACCCACAGCTACTTGTTGTGTTCCAGTTGTGTTTGCTTTTAAAGCTTCATTACCCATAGCCGTATTATTATTTGCTGTGGTATTTTCACTTAATGCAATACGACCTACCGCAGTGTTATTTGAACCAGTTGTGTTATCGTTCAACGCACCTTGTCCAACCGCTACATTATTACTTGAATTAGTTGCTGCCCCTAATGCACTTTGACCTATAGCTACATTGTTGTTTCCTGTAGTGAGAGCATCTAGAGCAGTTGACCCTAAAGCTGAGTTATTAGCTCCAGTTGTGTTTGCTAATAAAGCGTTATATCCAATTCCTGTGTTGTTACTAGCTGTAGTGTTGTTTCCTAAAGCAAGCTGACCTAATGCCGTATTACTTGCTCCTGTTGTGTTAGCTGTAAGAGCCTGTTGACCAATAGCAGTGTTATTACTAGCGGTAGTATTAGCATCTAGGGCATTTCCACCTACAGCAGTATTAGAAGCTCCTGTTGTGTTTTTTTGTAAGGCATTTTGTCCTACACCTGTGTTGTTACTAGCAGTTGTGTTTTCTTGTAATACTCCATGTCCTACACCTGTATTTTGGCTTCCTGTTGAGTTAGCACCTAAAGTTGTATGACCTACTCCAATATTAAATCCACCTGTAGTATTGGCGTCTAAGGCAGCAGAACCTACCGCCACGTTACTTGCTCCAGAAGTTAAAGCTGTTAAAGCATTGTTACCAATAGCAGTATTATTTCCACCAGTAACAGAAGCATCTAAAGCACCTTCTCCAAGAACAGTGTTACCAGCAACAGAGTTTGCTCCTTTACCTATATTTATACTATTTATCGTTCCATCTAAAGGGAAAGCGGGTGCTCCTGCTAACGTAAATAGATTTATAAAAGCGTTACCTGATGTATTATTTAGCTGCATCATACTGGATGATGTATTAGCAAAAAATTGACTTGCGTAATTTGTACTCGGTGCTGACGATCCAGAATTATTACTTGAAATTGCTAATAAAGCATTATTTATATCAGCCCTAACATTTGCTCCTGTGGAGTTATCTATAACATAATCGTGTTGTGCCATTTCTTAATCCAAAATTTTCTCTAAGTATATCTTAAACCAACACTAACTACCACGCCCAAAACCTACTGCTGTATATTTGAAATTTCTATCAACATTACTACCGCCATTCTTAATATCAATATCAAATCCAGTGCCAGAAATATTTGACAAGAAAAATTCATCTCCTGCTGACATATTTTCTATGGTGATTCCTATAGTTGGCAATGCAGAACCAACACTAACGCTTGTTCCAGTAGCTCCTGTAAAGAATGAATTGGTGAATGTAACAGATTTTGTTGATGTTGTTGAAGCTATAACACTATTTACAGTTTCAACTCTTCTATCAAGCTCTGCTGAATAACCTAATTGATCTATTTCAATACTTTGTGCAGGGTCAAAACTTAACATTTCACATCTAAACTTAAATCCTCTACCGACATGAGTTCCGTTGGCAAAGGTGTTAAATGTTTTGCCTGTAAAATCACTATCCTGATAGCTTGAACCATTAGAAGGTGCATCAGATGTCACTGCCACCAACAGTTTTGCGTTGACATCAAATGCTGTAGCTGCATCAAAATCTGTCCAAGTATCAATATTGCCTGATCTACTATCTATCAGATCATTAGGATAAAAACCCTGCGTTACAAAATGCCTGGT